CTTACTGTCTGTCTCGTCAGCCTGTGGGCTAACCTGAGACGCACGTGCTGGGTCTAAATATGTGAGTAGGCGATATGAAGCACCTAGGATTGCAACATCTCGTGCTGAGTTAGGTAATCCTGTCTGGGTTGCAAAGTCTTGTGAATTGCTAGTAAATGGTTCAGGGTCAGTTGCATATACAACCTTGACCGTACGACCTGGTTGAACAAAGTCACCAATTGTTACGGTCTGTGCTCCAGCACCAAATGCTGCAGTTGAAGCCAATGAATCCCAAGACCAACGACGGATTGGGAACCACTCTTCTGAAGGTCCAATGTCTTGCCACATAATGGTCATAATGTTGTGGATGTTTAGGTTATTAAATGCGTATGTAGTCTGTGCTGCATTGAAAACAAATGATGTTGTCTTAACTGCAAAGATAGTAGCGCCAAAGGCTGCAATAGTATCGTTGATTGCTTTCTTAATTACATAGCGTGGGAATGTAGGTGTGATAGTAACCTTAGTTCCAGCAGTGTGTGCAGCAACATCTGTACCTAAGTAGCCACGACCATAAGGAGGAATGGTGGCTGTGTTAGATACGCGGTCAAATGAATCTAGCCAAAACAGTTCTTCATCAATCTCAATAGCACCCTTACCAATATTATCGGTAGATGCTAATTGCAAGATGATTGGGCTAGCAATGGTAGATGCTGTAGCAGCAACATCTTGAGTAATATAGGTTGCTCTATCCTGCTGGTATGTATAACCTGCAAGGTTGATAAGTACTTCATCAATCATACTTGATAACGTTGGCATTAATTTATAGTCCTTAATGCGTCAACCGCAGATAGTCCAGTAGTAGATGCTAGTTCATTACAAATAGCATTGAGGTTTTTAAAGTCATTAGGTTGACGAGATGCACTTGCTTTGTAGTTCAGTGCTCCAATTAAACCTTTACCAACAGTTCCAGCCCAAGCGTTAGCGGCTCCTTGTTCTGCAATGAATGCAGTTCTTACTGGATAGTTCCCACCATTAGCCAAACGATTAAGTTCAGCGGTTATTGATAAACCAGGAATGCTTGCCATTAGTTAGCCCTTCTTTTTACCGCTGCGTTATCTACCAAGTTGGGATAAGGTCGTCCTGCTGCTTTTGCTCTTGCCTTTGCTTTAGCCTTTTGTGCTGCAGTCAAAGGTGTTGATTTCTTGTTAGGATTCTTCTTGTCCCAGAATGCTTTCTTTTTCACCACTTCACCTTGTCTGCCCAGTAGGCTGCTGACATCTTTCCTTTAGCAATATTCTTTGCGTGTCTAGCCTTAAACGATGCTTGACGCTTTGTAGGCTGCCTGTCTCCAGTAACGCCCTGTTGACCAAAGCGAATAGTCTTAACCTGGTTACCTTCTTTAGCCACAACAACGTGTGACTTCTTTGGGTGATTTGGTGTGCGCTTTGGTTTGTTAAAACCTGACACTCCTGCTCGCTTTAGTCTTGGGTCCATTATTTTTTCTTCGCCTTCTTAACAGTCTTTTTCGCTTTTGACTTGCCTGCTTCAGAGAGAGCAATAGCCACAGCCTGCTTACGAGATTTAACAACTTTGCCACCTTTACCAGAGTGAAGTGTTCCCCGCTTGAACTCGCCCATTACTTTCTGAACTTTGTTCTTCATTATCGGTTTCGGTCAATCTTGAAACCAGGAACCTTTGATGGGTCCCAGTTAGCCTTTTCCATTGCCTCACGGAATGCTTTGTCTCCTGGAGTTTCGTTGCGAAGCATTTGTGCACGCTCTGTTGCTCGCAGTCGAGCAGCATCTGCTGTCTTATCTCTAACAGGAGTCTTAGGCTTTGTTGCTGCTGCCTTCTTGCCAGCCTCATACTGAGCCTTTAACTTTGCAAGTTCTGCCTTAAGACGCTTCTGGTCTGCAGGAGTTTCTGCTGTATCAATTAACCAAGAACGCTTGTTCTGGTATTCGTCATATGTCATTGGCATAATTACTTCATCTTCTTCTTAGCGACCTTTTTAGTAACCTTCTTCTTAGCAGCCCTCTTAGCAACCATCTTCTTGTCAGCCATCTTGGCTTCCATCTTTCCCTTTGCTGTGTATGGGAACTTTTCTCCATTGACCATTGGCATTATATTTGTCCTATCTCTTTCATCACTTCGACGGATTGTTTGGTTATGTTTTTTGCAGTTGGCATAGTGTCGGCGTTGTAAGGTTTGTTGAGAACTTCACTTGCTGCGTATGCCTGTTGGATATGTTTGTGCGTTGTTCCTGCTGGTTGAATACCTTGTGCTCTTGCTTCTTTGTAGGCATTCAATTCTCCGACCCACTTCTTGTCAGATATATCTCGCTTGGCATCGCCAGTAGATAATTCAAGAAGTTGTATCTTGCAACCAAAGCAACCTTCTACATACTCTGGGTGTGTCTGTCTTTGATGTAATCCCATTTGTCCCTATACCTCTGTAAAGTTTGCCTCTGTAACTCCAACTCCACCAGCAATTAATGCTGCTTTTGTTTCGTCACTTACTTGATAGTTTCTTCCACCTTGATACAACTCTTGAAAGGTTGGTAAGTCTGAGTCAAGTATGTATCTCTGTTGGGAGTAAACTCCGTTTTGCTTTACGATGGAAACGCCTACATCTAACTTGTAAAAGTAGAATAGGCGTGACCCACCGCCAGATGGACCTTCGCGTACAGTGGGTGTCTTGAATATCCAAGTAGTCATTAGTTCTCCTTAGTGAACTTACTGATGAGCAGAGGTTTCCCTCTGCCCACCCGTCAATCAACTAATTACTTAGCAGCGATTGATGAACCTGACTCGATGCGGTATAGTGCCTCATCGCGGTAGATTGCAAAGCCGAGTACGCCGTACCAACCCATTGGGCGGAAACGCATCAACTTATCAGTTACGTTACCAATAACAACGTGTGGTTCTTCAGCAACAGCCTGAGCCATTGCTTGCTTTCCAGCCACGATTGTATCGAATACGCGAGTTACTGGAGTTACAGTTACTGTTGCTCCAACTGTTACTGCTGCAGTGTTTGCTGTGTCAACTGTAATGGTTGTTGTTGAACCACTTGTTGAGATAGCAGTAATCTTTGCACCAGATGCAATACCTGTTGCAGCAATCTTGTCGCCAACTTCGGCGCGAGATGCAATAACAGATGATGAAGCAACACCAATAGTAAATCCTGCTGATGTTCCTGCAACTGTTGCTGTTGTTGTTGCTAGTGCTGACTGGTCTGCACCAGTCTTAGCGTTGAACAAACGTGCTGATTCTACGTAGAATGCACCTTCGTATTGTCCAATTTCTCCAGCATAGATGTTCTCTGGTGTGGAGTAATTGTGTGGGTCGCGCCATCCTGCTGCGCCTGTCTCTGCACGTAGGTCGTGTGAAACTTCTGGGTGGATACCTGTCCAGTATAGTGAACCCTTACGGTATGCAGCCTTGTTAGCACGCAACTTTGCGACAGCCTTGCGGATGTCTGGTGAGTCGATTGTTGCAGCAGCAGTGATTGTTGCTGTTGATGTCGCTGTTGAACCACCGTAGATTACGTTGCTTCCACTGCGTAGTGTTGTCATTGCAACCTGGTCGATTGAATCTGCAAGGTTGAATGCGATGATGTTAGCAATTGCTGGGTCTACATCTGCTAGAGAGAATAGTTCCAACGCACGTGTTACAAGAACAGAGTTACCGTACTCGTTAAGAGTAATTGTAACTGTGTTAGGTGTTGACAATGCTACTGCATCTGGGTCAACTGTCTCTGTTAGTGTGCTTGTTGCTGCTGTTAGGTCCTCGTACTTTTGTAGTACTACTGTTGAACCTGGGATTGATTGCTGTGCTGGAGTCTTGTCTGCGACTGAACGAATTAGTGGCTCTGAACGGAGAGCGAATTCTAGAAGACGGTCGTATGCCTTCTGTACAAGACCTGCACCGCCGACGGTACCTCCGAGAGAAGTACTGCCTGTGGATGTATATGCGTTAGGCATATGCGGTCACCTCCAAGTGACTATGAACGGATATTATTGTTGTGAGCGTAGAATTGCCAGAATGTCTTCTTCAGACGTTGCCTGAGACATTCTGTATTCAATATCATTTGCTCGGTCAGGGGTCATAGCATTCTGGGTAACCAAGTCCTGGTTGCGTAATGCAGCGCGGTCTTCTTGGGATATTCCTGATGCTTCTTCGTTAACCGTTAGTCCGAACAAGTCTGCATTATCATCGAGCCAGTTAGAAACTGAATCTTCGTTAATGTCATCCAAGTCCTTCATTACTAAACGGGCTGCTTTAAGATTGACGCCCTTCTTTTCTAGTACTGACTTGACAATTGCCTCACGCTGCGTCTTGGAAAATCCCTCAAGTTGCTCAGTAAGTTCTTTGATACGCTTCTCATCTGCACGCTTGGCTTTTCGCAACTTTTTAAGTAAGTCGCTTCCATCCATCGGTGCTTCTTCGATTGTATCTAGGTCATCGTCTTCGTCGTCCCAGTAGTTGTTGCTCATAGCAACGCCACCCTTCTATTCGTAGTTAGTTCGCAAGCCTCAGATACCATTCGGGGAAATGGTCTGGCTCTTACTCCCAGTCTGTTACGCTGGCGGGGCTGGTCGGTCCGCTCAGGATTCTGTTTTAGATTACGCGATTAGCACGAGATTGTGAAGCAAGCGCTCTAGGACTTGTCCCAGCCTTGCCCATAAATCGTGCTTCTTCTTGCATTGTTAAATCTTCTAGTGCCTTAAGTTCCTTGGCAGACTTGCCAATTACAGCATCTGTTAAACCAGAAACACCTAGTGACTTAACTCCAGAGATTTCTGCAAGTTTCTGCTCTGTCTCTCGTGCACGAGAAATCTGACCAAACTGTGGAAGGGTGCTTTCAAATGTTCCACCACTTCTAGCAATTTGTTGTGCTCGCTCATTGGTAATTCCACTAAGCAATGTAGGACTTACGCCAAGTCCTTGCTGCTCTGCAGCACTAAGTACTTCATAACCAGTAAGTTCTTGCTGTAGTTGCTTAGCACCCTTATCGCCAAGAGCCAAAGCCTTAGCAAGTTGCACTCTGTCAAGAGTTGGAAAGAATCTTCCAATAGTTTTTTTCATAGAATCTGGTGCTAAATCAATGCGGTCAAAGATGTTAACAATTCTATTACCAAATTCTGTGGCATTTACACCTTTGCTAAGTACATCTCCAAGAAAATCTTCATTAGCCAATTCACCTAAATTAGATGCCTTAAGCATATCTCCCATCGTAGATTCTGTTTTAAAGTATTCAGCAATGGTTGGCACAGTAACTGCCTTGCCTGCTTGCTTCATATCTTGAAGTGCATAGATTCCTCTAAATCGTTTGGTAAAGTCAGCCATTGCTGGGTTATTACGAGACTCAAGAAGAGCCATATTAAATGATTCTTCCGCTGATGCTCCAGTTTTATAAAACTTAGAAACAACCTTATAGAGTTCATTAGCCCAAGGTTTAGCCATCTCTGCTGCACCAAAGAAGGTTGCAAGTGTTTGCTTGAATACATCCGACGCTAAAGTAGGACCAGTATCTGTTGGGCTAGTAACTGTCGGTGTTGGTGGAGGAGTAGTACCTGGTGGAGGAGTAGTACCTGGTGGAGGAGTAGTACCTGGTGGAGGAGTAGTACCTGGTGGAGGAGTAGTACCTGGTGGAGGAGTAGTACCTGGAGGAGTAGTAGTAGT